AGGATGGCGAGAAATCGGAGGGAAAAGAAATTATTACAGATCCCTATGGGAGGCGAATTACGCCCGTTGGCTAGAATACCAAAAGCAGCAGGGCTGGATCGTAGACTGGCATCACGAGCCAAAGACCTTTTGGTTCGAGGGAATACGCCGAGGCTGCGTGTCTTATAAGCCCGACTTCCAGGTTATCCTTCCCGAAGGCAAAGAGCGCTGGATCGAGGTAAAGGGGTACTACGACGCTAAATCAAAAACAAAGATCAAGCGCTTCAAGAAATACTTTCCCGACCTGGAACTGGTCGTGGTTGACAAAGAATTTTTTAAAAACAACAATAAGCTACGACTCATCATCCCAGATTGGGAGCGGGGTAGCGGGCCGCATCTCCCCTTTCAGCCACGCCGACGATCTAGACGATGAGTCTCTTTCTTGTTGAAGACTACTGGTGACCCCGACTAAGTCTCGGGGTCTTTTTCTTTTGGGAGCTGCACACAATATTCCCAGTTAAGAAATGCCGCGATCTGAATCGGATCTCCCTCTTCACCCCATTCAAAGATCTGTACTTGTTCTTCCGAGGTCATACGATCTCCCGTCATTCGATAGACTTCGGATTCAGCTTCTCGTCTCAATTTGATTTCATACCGATACGCATGTTTCATTGCATCACCCTAGGCTTGTTGCGCTCTTCTAAAGACACTAATCGACCGTGAAAGTCTTTAGCCTCTTGCTCCATCCGTTCCAAGATCCTGGTCGTGTTTTCGCTCATCTTTCCCACTATCGAGCGAAGTTCTTTATCTCCTGCCGCCGCATGATTAGTCGCCCAGGTAAACAACAAGATCGTCGTTCCTATGTTCGCCAGCACAATCGACGCTATCGTTATCACCGTCACGTTATCCATTCTTTCCCTCCATCATCGTTCTAGCCACTTCCACAAAGTCCTTCACCACCTCCAAGTTCTGAACCAAAAACTCATAGTCCTTGGCCATCGCTCCCATCTTAGCATACAAGCTGCGCTGCATCTTCCCCATCGACGCCTCGAGCTGCATGATCTTAAGCTCGATCTCGAGATTGTTAGGCTCTAAAAACTGTAACTGCTCCATCGTTTCCCTCAGTAAAGCAAAAACATTGTATGCCCATTTTCTCTTGCATTCAATTTAAAAAATAAGTTTTATGAGAAAGTGCGCCACGGAGGTTTAAACATGGCTCAAGTGTTAATGATAGATAGCAGAACTCCTCAAGAGGATATCCAGGCCTTCAAAAAGATCACCGCCGAAATGCAATCAGGGACGGCAGATAAGATCATTTGGTTTTCAGACATGGTCAATCGCATTACCGCTCTCGAGGGAACCTTCCAGAAGCTACAACGCAGCGTTACGAGTCTAGAAGGCAGCGTCAATCGCCTCGAAAACACCTCTCGCCTCTCTTACAACACCCTTTCAGAGAACAAGAAAGCCTTCGACAACCTCCAATCATTTATCAAAACCGATAGGGCAAAGACTACAGCCGATCTCAAAAACATCCTATCGTTCGTTCAATGCAAAAAGGAAAAGCCAAATGAAATGGAAAATAGAAACAAGAAAGATATCGACGCTGACTCCTCATGCGAAGAACCCACGGAAATTGTCTAAGCACGACGAAGAGCACTTGCAGAAGAGTTTGCAGAAGTTCGGCCTCATCGACAAGCCTGTCATCGCGCAAGATGGGCGTATCATCGGCGGTCATCAAAGGCTGAAGATCCTCAAAAAGCTCGGCCATAAAGAAATCGAGTGTTTTGTTCCCGATCAAGAGCTCACCGAGAAGGACATCGACGAGCTTTGCATTCGCCTGAATCGAGCCACAGGCGAATGGGACTTCGATCTTCTCAAGGACTGGGAGATGAACGAGCTAATGGAATGGGGATTTACCCCCGAAGAGCTTACGGAGAACATGCCCGACATCGAGATCATAGATCCCATCGAACCAGACAACGAAGTCCTCGAACCACCCAAAGACCCTAAGACAAAACTAGGAGACGTTTATGAGCTAGGAGATCATCGCCTTGTGTGTGGGGATAGTACTAATGGTGACACTGTACGTATTGCTCTGGACGGTAATGAACCCATATTGATGGTGACCGATCCTCCTTATGGGGTGGAGTATGATCCTATGTGGAGAAAGGGCATTAAAGGAAAACACGGCGTGGCGGCTAGGGCTATGGGAACAGTACAAAACGACGATCAAGTAAACTGGGCTTTGGCATGGGCTTTATTCCTAGGGCAGGTGGCGTATATTTGGTGCGCCTCTTGGTTTTTACCCGATGTCGCCAAAGATCTAGACGATGCGCAGTTTGAAAGAAAAAGCCTTATCATTTGGGTTAAACAGCATTTTGCTCTATCTCGAGGAGATTACCACTGGCAGCATGAACCATGCTGGTATGCCGTGAGGAAGGGACAAAATCACAATTGGCAGGGAGCTAGAGATCAGGCAACCGTATGGGAGATATCTAACTTAAACGCCTTTGGAAAGAATCAAGAGGATGAACGCACCGCGCATAGCACCCAAAAACCCCTAGAATGCATGGCTCGCCCGATTCGCAACAACACTGCCGAGGGAGAAGGAGTCTACGATCCATTCCTCGGGTCTGGCACAACCCTCCTCGCAGCGGAGCAGCTCAATAGAAAATGTTTTGGAATCGAACTAGACCCCGCCTACTGTGATATTGTAGTAGATAGATGGGTAAAATATCGGAATAAATGTGGAAAAGATGCTATAGTGAAGCTAAACAACCAACCAATTGAATGGTAGGAAATGAAAAAGAAGAAATCAAAAAATATGATGTCCAAGAGTACTCATAAAGCCGATGCAAAAAGACATTCAGAAAGAGAAAAGGCTTTTGAATCAGAAGCTTTGCATGTTGCCAAAACGGGGGAAGTAAGCGGAGTTCATTATCCTTCTCATATGAAAGAAAGAATTTCAAAACACAGAAAAACTCTTAAAATCAGAGAAAATTAACCAATTGAATGGAGTATTTATGGCACAGACACCTAAGCCAATCAGAAAACAAATAAAAGCAGAATCTGAAGTTATAAGAAAAAGTCCCTATGGAAAAGGAAAAGAAGGAAAAGAATTTGCTGAAAAAATAAAAAAATCCACAAAAGATTCGTACAAGCATGCGAAAAAAAGAGGGGAAAAACTTCTTATTTCTAAAAAGGGAAAATATTACGGTAACGAATAATGGCCAGAAAACCCACAGGAAAACCCGTAGGCGCACCACAGAAGGTAATCAACTGGGAGCTGTTCGAGCAGCTCTGCGCGATCCAATGCACGCAGTCAGAAATGGCCTCGATGCTGAAAGTGCACACCGATACGCTAAGAGATAGAGCCAAAGCTAATTACGGGGAAGAATATTCCGATGTATATAAAAGGTTTGCTGAATGCGGAAAATGCTCTTTAAGGCGTTATCAGTTTGTTCAATCCAAAACAAACACATCTATGGCCATCTTCTTAGGAAAGAACTGGCTGGGCCAAACCGATGGGCGCGAAGAAAAGATACCCCCTAACGACAAGAACATCGACTATATGCTCGGCTTAATCAAAGAGAACGGCGAGCAGCAAACTCGTATCAAAGACCTCGAAGCGCGCCTCGCCAAGAAATTCGCTTTGCCGGACATGAATGCTTAACCTATCGCCTAAGCAGCTCCTCAGTATCCAAAAAGCAACACAGCGCTTCAATATATGGCTGGGAGCCATTCGATCCGGCAAGACCTTCGCCTCCATCATCAAGCTCATCGACCTCATCAAGAACGGCCCTCCCGGCGACGGCATGATCATCGGCGTTAACCGCGCCACAATCCAAAGGAACATACTCAATGAACTCTATAAACTTCTGGGCTTCCCGCCCCCAGGTTCGAAAGTTAACGAGACTAAACTGTACGGACGCAACATCTACTTCGTCGGAGCGCACGACGAGGGCGCAGTGCGCGGCATACAGGGCTCTACACTCGCTCTCGCTTACGTGGACGAGGCTACCTGCATCCCTTCCCCATTTTGGAAGATGCTTCAAGGGCGTCTGTCCGTCCCCAGGGCTCAGCTCCTGGCTACATGCAATCCTGAAGGGCCGGCGCATTGGCTGAAGAAGGAATACATAGACCAGGCGGATCAGCTCGATCTAGCCTACTGGACATTTATGCTCGATGACAACCCCATCCTTGGAGAGGAGTACAAAAATGCACTCAAAAAAGAATACACCGGCATGTGGTATAAGCGTTACATCCTTGGCGAATGGGCTGTTGCTCACGGCCTTATTTATGACAGTTACGATCAAGATAATCTGTTTGAAAATCCTCGCAATAATCCTAGTTATTATATTTGTGGGGTTGACTACGGCACTTCTAACGCTACTGCTGCCGTGCTGTGTGCTGTTAGTCCTAGGCTGTGGCCTCAGCTCTCGATTGAAGCGGAGTATTACTACGATTCTGCGAAGAAAGGGCGATCGAAAACCGACGCAGAGCTAGCGCAAGACCTCAAAGAATTCACAGCACATAAAAACCTTCGCGCCATTTACGTCGACCCATCCGCAGCAAGTCTCAAACTGGAGCTGCGACATCATAACCTTCCCGTGCTTGATGCGAAGAATGATGTGTTGCCCGGCATCAAGATTACCTCCAAATTCATAGCCGGCAAAAACCTCGTCATCCATAGAAGCTGCAAGAACCTCATCGAGTGTATTCAGTCGTATTGCTGGAGCCCCAAGGCTGCCGATCGCGGAGAGGATGAACCTCTCAAGGAAAAAGACCACGTGATGGACGCTCTTCGCTACGCCATCTACTCCGCATTTCCTATGGGGCTCTTCGACCATCCCGATGAAAAAACAATAGACCAATTAAGAAAATATATATATGGAGATGAGGGATACGGGTTTATGAATCCCGCATCGGAAGGCTATCTGTGAACCATGATGAATTTGAAGACTGGCGCGAGAAGCTCGAGATCAAGTTCATTGAGCTCTACAGCCGCATCGAGCAGCTCGAAGAGGACATGGGCTTTCTCATGGATACCGTTATCGTTCTAGCCGAGCGACTAGACCCAGACAAAAACAAACCCACCGAGGAATGATGGACAAAAAAATCAAGAAGATCGCAAAAGAAACAGTCAAGGTAGAGAAAGACCTGAAAGGCTTAGCCAAGGCTGACAAGCAGAGAGACAAGGCCTGCGACATAGGCGCTAAGATGATAAAGAAAAAGAAGTAGTCATTTAGCAATTCCCCAATACCATTCAAAAAATGTTATATCTGGCATGTGTTTTTTTGCAACGTGCCACGAATAGCCCGTCTTAACCACAGCAAAGGAAATCCCGGCGACTGCCAGCAAGAAATAGAAAAACATTCTGTGGTTCATGGTTCACACTTCACGAAAACCTTATCGACAAGGCTTTCCTTCCCTTGGGATATAAACTGCTTAACTAGGCACTCAAGAAGCTCCTTAAGATCTCTGACTTGAACTGAATCTTTTTTCATATGAGCAACGGCATGGGAGATTGCCAAGGTTTTAAGAATCAAATACCCCATATCATCATCCAATTGAATTATCATCGCGCTTCCTTGGCTTGTTCGGCTATTTCCCTACATTGATCCTTCACGTACTCAATATTCCTGTAAGTGACCTTAAAAAGGCGTTCGCATTCAGGAAAGTCCTTCTTAAGCTTTTCCATATCTAAAGCCCAGCGTGCATCTTTTCGCTCTTGCTTGAACATCTCAAAGGATGGAATTAGATCCCCGCTATGCGCGCAGTCAAAACCTACGAGCAGGTTGGTGGAGCCGTCTTCCTGTTTTATTGGCTCCCAATATGTTACACCCCAATGACAATCGACTAGGTTTCCGATTTCATTCCACGTTTTTTCATGCCAAGGGTGGCAGGGAGGGATCGAGACGTATCCACACCAATTGCCCCCAGAAAGATGGTTTCCTTCCCAGCCTTCCCAAACAGCAGTCCTAACACCTTGACAGCGAAACCCTTCGTGTTCAAAACAAAACGAGTCAGGCTCGTTTACCCATTCGCCTGGCCCCCAGTGTTTTTCCTTTAGCTCGGGAGTTAAAACAGTTCCTTCCATTTTCCTGACCTCATGCAAAAGGAACATGATAAGGCATTTACACCCCTAATGCAAGAGCCTTTTCAGTCCAATCCGTAGCCAGCCCGTCGAATTGCGCATTCTATTTCCTGGTGTATTAGCTCAAGCTTTGCGTCGATAAATTTAATGTACATAAATATAAAAAAATGAGAGGTTAAAACAACTAAGATTAAAAGCCATGCGACAAGTTTATTTTTCATTTAGCCCTCTTCCTCTGTCCTTTCGCCAATCCACTTAAAATAAGCCTCGCGTCCCTTTTCTGTCACAAAATAACCAGAACAGTCCACCTCTCCTAGCGCACAGTTTAGACCCCATTCCCTAAATTCAACATATCCCAGATCCATCAATGGAGGAGCGAAACGGTGAGGCAGCTCATAGTCATCGCCATTTTCTGCTTCGGATGCAATCATTTTGTGTAGGCGCTTCATCATGGCTTCTGTTGGCATTTTAGCACTCTATCCTTGCGATTGCTGATAACTGAATATTTTCTCTGACTGCTCTGATAACGCTGGATATTTTACTTCTCCTCATGATAAACTCTCCTCCCTATACAAAAAAGGCACCATGGAAAATCAGTTCGCACTTGCCATTTCCAGCCGCTCAAACGAGCTTTGGGAAAAGCTATCAACCGCCACCGTCGCAGATGCAGCTCATGCTTTTTTGGGCACTCTTGCATCTATTCATACTCAGCGCTCATATCGTACTGGATTTCAGGTTATTTTCGAAATATGGGAATCAAAGCAGATCTTTCAAAGAAATGCTACCCTGCAAGCCCTGGTGCTGTCCAATCTAGAAAACCTGCTCGACTGCATCCAAGACAACGTCAAGGGTGCAATAGCTACCATACAGAACAGATGCGCTGTATTCATTTCGTTTACACGCTACCTAGAGCGCGTAACTGGCGGCATGATCCGAATGGTGAAGCCAAAGGCTGGCAGCAATGCCACCTTCCGAAAGATCCGTGAAAAGGCATACACTAAGGCAATCTCTCACGACGAGTGGTCAAAGTTTATCGCCGCTTTACGAAGAATGTGTATGCGAGACTCCATCATAGCCCGCATGATCTTTCAAGGGGCAAAGCGATGTTCCGAGGTATTGGC